ATTAAAGAAGTAGGTGTCAATGGATGCCAGGTGGACACCTTAATCCATGCAGCTAAGGAAATAATTGGTTCGTTAAACGCCAAATTCCCATGTAAAGAAAATGAAACCTGTCTCTACCATCTTAATAAGGCGTTACAAGCTTTAGAAGATAGAAAAAAAGATAGAGAATTAAGAGAAGTAGAAGGTTTAAACCAAAAATAGGAGGCGGTATATATGCAAGTAAATGTAAATACAGAGGAAGCTCTAAAAGAAAACAGAGAGCAGCAGGACAACACAGAAGCAATAGAAAGTAAGATTTTAGGTAAGTTTAATTCCTATGAGGACTTAGAAAAAGCTTATCAGGAACTTGAAAAGAAACTAGGTGGTAATAAGAAAGTAGAAGAAACAGCAGTGGAAGAAAAAGGTGTAGCAGAGGAAAAAGCAGAAGATAAAGAAGCACCTGACACTAATGTAGGAAAATCCACAGGACTTAATAAAGTAGTTGAAGACTACATTAAGACAGGTAAGCTAGACGAGAAAGCTTTAGAAGAATTTGGACTAACACCACAGCACCTTGAAATCTACAAGAAAGGAATTGAAGCAGAGATAAAAGAAGCAGAAGGTAAGTTATATGAAGCAGCAGGTGGAATAGAAGAATACAATGCAATCTTATCTTGGGCTGCTCAAGCACTCAGTAAGGAAGACATAGAAGCTTACAATGCTGAGTTATCCTCAGGAGACCTTAGAAAGGCTACTATGGCTGTTAAGGCTCTTAAAGCTGATTACCTTACCTATAGTAAAGAAACAAGAAGAATAAACAACACAGCACTACCTAAGCACTCCTCAGATACATACAAGAGTGACTTAGAAATTCAGAGGGATATGAAAGACCCTAGATACTACTCAGACAAAGCTTTCAGAGCTGAAGTAGAAGAAAAAATGGTTAGAAGTTACAAGCTAGGCACAGTAAGTAAAGAAAGAGGTAAAGCAGGGTGGAGAATAAGCAAGTAACTCCTATACCCTTTGCTTATACATAGCAACTAAGCGACACACAAAGCAAGAAGATAGAAAGCCCAACAGACATCAGTAGCCCTGAGGGGTGGAAGTGGTGAGGACAACTTTCCATTAGTATTGTGTAAGAGTGTTTGACTAGTAGCAAAAAACACAAAACATAATCAAAAATGGAGGAAACAAGAAATGCCAACAATCAATCCAAACTATATCGGAAGTATTAATCAGGCAGCATCAACAACAGACGAACAGAGAGCTTTGTTCCTTAAAGTTTTCGCAAATCAGGTAATCGTGGAGTTTGACAGAGCTACAGTTATGATGGACAAACATGTAGTAAGAACTATCTCCTCAGGTAAATCAGCACAGTTTCCTGTGTTCGGTAACATGAGTGCAGCATATCACTCACCCGGCACAAAACTAGCAGGTCTCAAAAATAACAAAGGAGAAAGAGTAATCACTATTGACAGATTACTTACTTCTTCTACTTACATCTATGACCTGGATGAAGCAATGGCTCATTTCGAAGTAAGAGACAAATATGCACAGAAAATAGGTAAAGCTCTAGCTTTAACAGCAGACAGACATGTTCTTATAAATGTGCTACTTGCTGCAAGAGCTTCAGCTACACTTACAGACGGTAATGGTGGAAGCCAGATTACTAATGCAAACTTTGCTTCTTCAATAATCTCTACTAAAGCTTCAGCTCTTGCAGCTGGTTTATTTGAAGCAGCTCAGGTTCTAGACGAAAAAGACGTTCCTGAAGAAAACAGATACGCTATCTTCAGACCAGCAGAATACTACGCTCTAGTTCAGAGCAAAGACGCAATAAACAGAGACTGGGGTGGAAGTGGTGCTTATTCAGAAGGTAACATCTTCAGAGTTGCAGGTATTTCTATAATTAAATCCAATCAGCTACCAAATTCTAACTTAACTGCAACAGGTATTTATACATACCACAACGGTAACTTCTCAAACACTTATGGTGTTGTATTTCACGAAGAAGCTGTTGGAACAGTTAAGCTAATGGATATTGCTACTGAAATGGACAGACTTATTGAATACCAGGCAGACCTTATGGTAGGTAAGTATGCTATGGGTCACGGTATCTTAAGACCAGAATGTGCAGTAGAATTAATCTCTGCATAACACTAGTGACTTATAAAGGCTTGTAGAGGGGCTTAATTGCCCCTCCACGCCCTTTAGTTATTCTTAGAAGGCTATCATAGTCTTGTAAAAATAACTAAGCAAATAGGAGGAGAATAATGGGCTTAATTAAAGCAACAAGATACACAGAAGTAGAAGCAGTAAATATGTTACTTGCTACAGTAGATATGCCTTCAATAGACAGTATAGATACTACCTATCCTTTGGTAGAGAAAGCAGTAGGCATACTAAACAATGTATTTAGAGAAGTTATCTCTTTAGGTCTTAATTTCTCTAAGGAAGTTATAAGGCTTTATCCTGACACTACAGGTGCAATTATAATGCCTGAGAAGGTGGTGAGGATAGCTAATCCTGTTAAGTCCTTAAACGCTTCTTACTTCACTATGAGGGGTAGAAAGCTTTATGACCTAAACAGAAACACTACAGACTTCAGTGAAGAAGGTTACAAGCAAGGTATAGATGTAGAGGTAGTAGTTGCTATTCCTTTTAACGACATGCCAGAGACTGCAAAGAATTATATTATTAAAAGAAGTGCAAGGATATTTCAAGCACTAGTGCAAGGTGACGGAGTTAGATACCAATACACTGCACAGGAAGAATTAGAAGCTTTTACAGCTATGCAAAGAGATAGTAATGAGGAAGGTAACTACAACATTCTTGACGGTTACTCAGGTAGAAGACCAGTGAATAGAAGGAGTAACCCTTTCCCTATAGGAGGTAGATAACAATGGCTATACTAAATAAGATTTTACCGGGAATGTTTGGGGGAATATCTAAGCAGATACCTGAGCTTAGGCTAGAGAACCAAGTAGAAGATGCCTTGAATGTAGATTTAAGTATCGTGGAGGGTATATCTAGAAGAAACCCTGTAGTGGTGGATAAGGTTCTCTCTAATGTAGCTTATGCTGCTGATGACTTTAGGGGAAATAACTACTACAAAATACTAGACTATCCTCTACTGAATGAGAAGTATCTTATGGTTATAAAAGATGAAGACCCAAGCACAAAACCTGTAATTAGGATAATCAATCTAACCACAGGAACTGTAGCTACTGTAACAACAACTTTAGCTGTAAAACAGTATCTTAAGTCAGGTTTTAATAGAGAGAATGGTTTAGCTATGCTACAACAGGGAGATAGTTTACTTATTGCAAGTAAAGACATGGAAGTTCAGAGGAGGGAGTTGAGTGTGCTTGTAGCAGACATGCTCCCTAGATATGAAACTTTCGAGATAAGTAGTTTTGGTTACTACCCTGTGAAATTAGCTAACACACACATAGTAACAATAAAGAGAGCTTTAGAGAGTGTTGTGTATTCTATTACCATTGAAGGTAATACAGTAAGTTACACAGCCACAGCTTCTGACACTACAGAGACAATAGCGGAAGCTTTAAGAAGTGCGTTAGCTTCATTATTCACTTCTACACTTACAAAGTATAGGGTAACTACTTCCACAGGAAATAAGAATACTTTTCTGTTCGGGTATAAAGCTAACTCAGATGTTTTATCACTTACAGCACCTTTAGCTTCCTTTAGTGATAGCTTAGGTGGTGGGGGTATGTCTGTAATTAGAGACAACATAAATAGTATAGAAGACCTACCTAACATCACTAGGAGTTCCTTCGGTTCAGATTGGGAGGACTTCGTTCCTACGGTTGCTGTAGGCAATGCTGAGTCCACAGGTAAGTATTACTTGAGGTTAGGTGGTGCAACAGGAGACCCCTCAGGAAGTGAAGGAACTTGGATAGAAACTACAGAACCTGTTAAGCTCCTATCTTCCAACACAGTAAGCACTAATTCTATTACAGATATAAGAATGCCTGTAGTAATAGTAAGGACAGGGACAAACACTTTCACAGCTACTAACATACAACCAGTAGACCGTAAGGTAGGAGATGACCTTACAGCCCCTTTTCCTTCCTTTGTAGGTAAAACTATAAAGGACTTATTTTTGTATAAGGGGAGGCTGGGTATTATCACAGATGACAGTATAGTCTTTTCTAAGGTTAACGCTCCTTATGACTTCTTTCCTGATACAGCACTTGATGTCTTAGACACAGACCCTATAGACATTACGCTTATTCAAGGAAAATCTAACTTAGAGTATGCTATACCTTATGACGGACATATTGTTTTATTTTCGAGTACAGAGCAGTTTCTAATAAACAAGAATAGCCTGCTAAGTCCTAACACAGTGAATGTAGGGCTTATAACAAGATATTCATGTAGTCCTTTAGTTACTCCTGTAGTAGGCACTAATTCTATCTACTTCAAGACAAACACACTAAAGGAAACAGAAATTATGGAGTTCTTTGTAAGACCTGAGCAAGAACAGTATTTAGCGGTGTCAATTACTTCTAACATAAAAGGACTTATACCTGAGCAGAAGCTAAACACAACTAAGATGTTTTTGATGTTCAGTGGAGTAAGTAATCAGCTTCTTGTGGTTACTACAAACACAGCTGA